ACCGTGTCGAACAGCGCGGTGATGAAGGCCAACAACCTGTCGGACGTCAATGCCTCCCTGGCCCGCACCAATCTGGGCCTGGACGGCGTCGCCTATCGGACCATCGCCCAGGACTGGCTGAAGCCGCAGCGCTCCCAGGCGGTGCAGGCCGCCAATGTCGGCGGTTCGGTGGTGCTGGACTTCGCCCAGTACCAGAACTTCGACCTGTCCCTGACCGCCGCCATCACCTTCGCCAACCCGACCGTGACCGCCGACATGGTCGGCCAAAAGGGCACCATCGGCATCGTCCCCAACGGCCACGCCATCGCGGGCATGGGCAGCCAGTGGAAGCGGGTGGGCGAAACCGGTTCCCCGTCGGACATCATCGGCAACGGCCGCATCGACTATCACATCCGCGCCCTCGACCGCATCGAGTACGCCTATAACGACGTGGAGGTCTGATCAATGCTCAGCGACACCATGATGTTGGGAGGCGGCCGCAAGGCCGCCTATTCCCTGGAAAACTCACTGCTGTTCAGGGGCGCGCAATATCTCGGCCGCACGCCGGGCGCGGTTGGGGATCGGGACAAGTGGACGCTCTCTCTGCATGTCCGCCGTGCCGCCCTGGGCAGTTACCAGTATATTTATTCGGCCGGTCCCAATCCGACCACCAACGAGGATTTCATCGGGTTCGACAGCGGCGACCGGCTGAACGTCCGCATCAACGGCGTGACCCGTCTGGTGTCCACCCAGGTCTTTCGTGACCCGACCGCCTGGGGCCATCTGGTGGTGGCGTTCGACGCCGCCAATGCCGTATCGAACCTGAAGCTGCGGGTCTATTGGAACGGCGCCGAGATCACGGGGTGGTCCACCGACAGCCGCGCGACCATCCTGCCCGGCGTCGCGCAGACCAATACGCTGAATCCGCATCGTCTGGGCAACAACGTCGCGGACAATAACGGCTATTTCAGCGGTTATCTGGCGGAAGCCTGTCTGGTCGATGGCGCCGCGCTTGGCCCTTCGCATTTTGGTGAGTTCGATGTCGTAACAGGGAACTGGGCTCCGAAACGCGTCACCCTGAATACCCAGTTGCCGACTTACCGGGGCAACCTTGTCCCGCGGATGACGGGATACGAGGCACCAAGCGGGAAAGTCCAGGCGAGCAATGATGGCAGTTCGCCTGCCTGGCGTGCCTTCAATCAGAGCTCCGACCCGACTGATGGATGGCAGACCACTTCCGGTGTCGGTTGGATTTCCTACGCCCCTGCGGTTCCGGTCATCGTTTCCGCATACTCGATCCGCGTTACCTCCACGGACCCGGCCAACAGGTCTCCGAAATCTTGGACTTTCGAGGGATATAACGGTTCGGCGTGGGTTGTCCTCGACACGCAAAGCAATGTGCCTGTGTGGAAGGGGCAGGAAAAGCGGCTGTACACGTTCTCGAACGGCACTGCGTATTCCTCGTACCGTCTGAATATCAGCGCACTTCAGGGGGGGGCGACGATCGTAAGCATCAAGGCGATCGAGTTCTTCTCTTCGGTTGAGACCAGCCCGTATGGCACCAACGGTTTCCATCTCGGCACGCCGTTCGTGAAGGACAATGTGGGGCGGGATTATAGCGGCCTGTCCGGGGCATCGTTCCTGGTCAAGCCGTCCGGCAGTGCCGCCTCTCTGTCCACCGACGGCCTGACCTGGGCTTATGGCGGGGCGAACAGCTACACCCGGGGCGCGCACGCCTTCGACGCGGCCTCGGCCACGGGCGTGCGGTTTTCGTTCAAGTTCGTCAGCGGGACCAGCCAGGGCGCCATGGTCGGCATCTGCGCGGCAAACATCGTCGGGGCCACGCCCTCGCTCTCGGGCGAGATGTATTCCTACCGCTTCTACAACGGCCAGATCTGTGGCGATGGGAGCTATGCCAGCCGCCCCGGCAGCATTTCCTTCTCGGCCGGTGACGTCCTCGACGTCGTCGTCCAGGCGGGGGCGCTGTATTTCTATCGCAACGGGACCAAGCTGGATGGCGGCTTGGCCAATGGCGCCTGGAAGACGGGCCTGAGCGGTCACTGGTGCCCGTTTGTCGATCGAGATTCGCAGGTGGCGATCTCTGTTCAGTTCAACGCCGGGGCCGTCGCCTGGGACTACACGATCGAAACCACGGCCTCTGGTGTGGTGGGCGGCAACGATTGGATGCCGAATGGCTTCGCCGCCTCCGACGTGGTGGCGGACAGTCCGACCAACGTGTATGCGGTGCTGAATCCGCTGACGTGCGGCAGCTATCCGCAGCTTGTCGATGGCAATCTGGTTCTGAACGCTTCGGCTGGCGGCGATCTTTCCGGTTGCGGCGGCACGCTGTTTGCCGTCCGCGGCAAATGGTACTGGGAGGTTCGGGTCAAGGTCGGGGCCACCTATCCCTATGTCGGGGTGACGTCGCCCGCGCGTCTGAACTATCACGCGACCTACGGCTCTCATTATGAAATCGCCAAACGGACGGCGGGACTGGAACAGGCATCGTCCCTGCTGTCGGGGGTTGTCCTCGATTCCACCGGCAACCAGACGTGGGCCAATGACGACGTGGTGATGTTGGCGCTGGACTGCGATGCCGGCAAGCTGTGGTTCGGCAAGAACGGTCAATGGATGAACGGCGGCGACCCGATGACGGGTGGCAATGCTCAGGCATCCTGGACCAATCGTGGCGTTCCGCTGACGGCTTATGTGGGGGGCGTTGCCAGTCAGGGCGCGGGATCGACGGCCAATTTCGGCCAGCGTCCCTTCGCCTACGTCCCGCCCTCGGGCTTCAAGGCGCTGTGCACCGCCAATCTGCCCGCCACCAGCGGTGTCGTCAGTGGTGCCTTCACCGGAAACGCCGCGGCTGATGGTCCCTGTGTCTACACCGGGGCGGTGCCGCAGAGCCTGACCATCAATGGCAACGCCGTGATCTGGGGCACCCATGCCGACTGCTTGGCGACCGGGTTCAAGATCCGGACCTCCGCCGTTGGTTATAATGGCAGCGGCAGCAATACCTGGGTCGCCACCTACGACCGCAAGCCGACGGTGGGAGGCAGAGGGCGAGCCCCGGCCAACGCCCAGGCCAATTGACCCCAGGCCCCGCCTTCCCCCTGGAAGGCGGGGCTTTTTTTCTGTGCGAAAGGAGGTTCCCCATGCACGGCCCTTCCGATGGCGGGCGGCGGGCGGCTCCGGTGGATTTTCCCGAATTCATCTGGGTGTGGAACGCCAGGCTGGGCCAGTCCACGCCGCGCCATCATCTGCGCATGGCGCGTTGGCTGGCGGCGCGCTGGCGCGGCCACGAGCGCGAGATGCTGCTGATGGCGTTCCGCTCCAGCGGCAAATCCACCATCGTCGGCCTGTTCTGCGCCTGGGTTCTGATGCTTGACCCCAACCTGCGTATCATGGTGCTGGCCGCCGATTTCTCGCTGGCGAAAAAGATGGTGCGCAACGTCAAGCGCATCATCGAGCGTCACCCCCTGACCGCCGGGCTCAAGCCGCCGCGGCGCGAGCATTGGGCGTCGGACCAGTTCACCGTCAACCGCCCCGGCGAGTTGCGCGACCCGTCCATGGTGGCGAAAGGCATCGGCGCCAACATCACCGGTTCGCGCGCCGAGATCATCATCTGCGACGACGTCGAGGTGCCCAACACCTGCGACACGGCGCCCAAGCGGGCCGATCTGCGCGAGCGCCTGGCCGAGATCGATTACGTCCTGGTGCCGGGCGGTGCCCAGCTTTACGTCGGCACGCCCCATTCCTATTACACCATCTACGCCGCCGAGCCGCGCCTGGAGATGGGCGAGGCGCAGCCCTTTCTGTCCGGCTTTCGACGGCTGGAGATTCCGCTGCTCGACGGCCAGGGGCGCAGCGCCTGGCCCGATCGTTTTCCCGCCGACAAGGTGGCGTCCATCCGCCGCCGCACCGGCCCCAACAAGTTCGACAGCCAGATGATGCTGCGGCCGGTCAACATCGCCGACGGCCGTCTCGATCCCGACCGCCTGCGGCTTTACGACGGCGAACTGGTCTATGCCGAAGGCAACGGCCAGCCCATGCTGTCGCTGAACGGCAAGCGGCTGGTGTCGGCGTCGTGCTGGTGGGACCCGGCATATGGCGCGCCGGGCAAGGGCGATGCCTCGGTGGTGGCGGCGTTGTTCACCGATGCCGAGGGCGGGTACTGGCTGCACCGGGTGCGCTATCTGAACCACGACCCCGCCCAGACCGAGGTGGACGAAGCCACGCAATTGTGCCGCCAGGTGGCGGCCTTCGTGCGCGAACTGCACCTGCCCGCCGTGACCCTGGAAAGCAACGGCCTGGGCCGTTTCCTGCCCGGTCTGTTGCGGCGGGAACTGGCGGTGGCCGGACTGCCCTGCGCGGTGGTCGAGGCCCATTCCAGCCGCGCCAAGGACCAGCGCATCATCGACGCCTTCGACGCGGTGCTGGCGGCGGGGGCGCTGGGGGCGCACCGCTCGCTGTGGTCCACCCCGTTCATCGCCGAAATGCGCGAATGGCAACCCGGCGGCCGTGGCCGCGACGACGGCCTGGACGCCGTCGCCGGATGCCTGTTGTCGCAACCGGTGCGGCTGGGCCGGGCCGGTGCGGCGGTGGGCGAACGCCGCGACTGGCGGCCGGGCGGCGGGGCGCTCAAGGCTCATACCGATTTCGAGATCTAGGAGAACAAAAATGGGACATACGGGACTGGACCTGTCGTGGTGGATCACGGCGGTCGAGCTGCCGGCGCTGGGCGGGTTGTTCGTGCTGTTGTGGCGCGGCCGGGCCGAGGCCGACAGCCGCATGGACGATCTGGACCACAAGGTGGATGTCGCCGCCAGCCAGATGCGCGAGTCGCTGGCCGCCTACAAGCTGGAGGTGGCCAAGACCTACGCCACCACCGGCACGCTGAAGGACGTGGAGCGCCGCCTGACCGAACATCTGGTGCGCATCGAGGCCAAGCTGGACGCCGTCGGCGGCGTCGGGGGGCGGGCATGAGCGACCCGATCCTGATCATCGATCTGGAACCCGATCCGGAAACCGACATCGCGCCGGTCCGGCGCGGTTCGGCGGTGGACGTGCTGGCCCGCACCCTGTGGGGCGAGGCGCGCGGCGAAAGCGTGCGCGGCATCGAGGCGGTGGCGGCGGTGGTGATGAACCGCGTCCGGCGGGGCGGCTGGTGGGGCAACTCTGTCGAGACGGTGTGCCGCAAGCGCTGGCAGTTCTCGTGCTGGAATCCCGGCGATCCCAACCGCGCCAAGCTGGAGATGGTGGACGAACGCGACCGCGCCTTCCGCATCTGCCTGCGGGTGGCGCGGCGCGCCGTGTCCGGCGTGCTGGACGACCCCACCCACGGCGCCACCCATTACCACGTGCGCGGCCTGATGCCGCTGTGGGCGCGCGGCCGCGATCCCTCGGCCGAAATCGGCGCGCACGTCTTCTATTCCGGCGTGGATTGACCGTGTTCCCGCCGTCGTTTCCCAGGCCCGCCGGATCGTCCGGCGGGCCTTTTTCATGAAAGGACGCATCATGACTTTGCAGGTTGAATATACCGCCAACGGCGCCAGCAACGTTTTCCCCTTCCCCTTCGCCATCGAAACCGAGGCCGATTGCCAGGTGCTGGTCGGCGGCGTGCCCCAGGCCGGTGATTACTGCATTCGCGGCCAGGGCAGCATCGACGGCGGTGCCGTGGTGTTCGATGCCGCCCCGGCGGCCGGTCTGGTGATCACCCTGCGCCGCCGCTCCGACCTGCGCATCAACGCGGTGGACGCCGAGGGCGGCTATCTGGCCGACAAGCTGCTGGCGGGCGACAACATCACCCTGGAAACCGTCACCCAGGGCGGTGTGCAGCGTCTGCGCATCACCGGCACCGACACCATCGATGCCCTGGAAAAGTCGGCCAATCTGTCGGATCTGGTCGACAAGGCGGTGGCGCGGGCCAATCTGGGGGTCTATTCCAAGGCGGAAACCGATGCCCTGGATCAGTCGGTGCGCGACGCGGCCTTGCTGAAGACCGGCAATCTGGTGGGCCTGACCGACGTCGGCTCGGCGCGGGCCAATCTGGGGGTCTATTCCAAGGCGGAAACCGATGCCTTGGATCAGTCGGTGCGTGACGCGGCCTTGTTGAAGACCGGCAATCTGGCGGGCCTGACCGACAAGCCCACGGCGCGGACCAATCTGGACGTCTATTCGAAGGCCGAGGTGACGGCCGCCATCGCCGCCGCCCAGCCCGACATGAGCAACGTGCTGTACAAGAACGTCTCTGCCGTTCTGGAAAAGGGCTTCTGGACCAAGCCGGTGGCGCTGGCTGTGGTCAACGACGCCGTGACCCCGGACCTGAACGCGGGCAACGTCTTCACCGTCACCCTGTCCGCCAGTCTGACCCTGGGCTTTCCCGCCAGCCTGAGCGGCAAGGCGGGCATGTTCCTGGTGGTGGCCAAGCAGGACGCCACCGGCGGCCGTGCCCTGACCCTGGCCCCCGGCTTTGCCCTGGCGGGCGGCCGCTGGTCCACCGCCGCCAACGCCGTCAACCTGCTGTGGTGCACCAGCGATGGCTCGGGCGACGTGCTCGACGTGGTCATCGCCCAGCGCGGAGTCTGAACCATGCTACCCTTCATGACCCAGCCGACGGTGGCACCGGCATGCTATGTACCCAAGGGGGACATGGCGCAATCACAGATTTTCGGAGAGGGGCAGTACCTGACCCGCACCCCGGCCATTTCGGGCAATACCCGCAAGTGGTCCTGGGCGGGCTGGATCGCGCCTTTGCCGAATGGTGCGTTTCAGACGTTGTTGAGCGCCTCTGTCAATGCCAACAACTTCGCCCACTTTCTGATCAACCCCGCAGGCCATCTTGTCTGGTACGAACGCTATGCCAATACGACCTATTGGGGCTGGAGCACCAAGGCGGCTTACCGCGACTTCGCACCGTTTCACGTCGTCCTGGAATACGATACCGCTGCGGCGACGCCGGTTGCCGACCGCCTGCGTATTTTCGTCAACGGGGTGCGTGCCGCCGTCGATAATACTTACGGCCGGGCGTATGGCGATGATTGGGATGGGATCGTCAACAGCGCCGTCGAGCACCGCATCGGCCGCAACGTGGCGTCGTATTCCGATTATTTCAGCGGGCTGATGGCCTCTGCCGCCATGGTGTCCGGTGCTACCCCGGGACCTGCTGCTTGGGGCGAGCACAACATCCACGGTGTGTGGGTGCCGAAGCCCAAGTCCGAAAGCCATGCCGCCATCGTGGCGGCTGGCGGCTGGGGCGTCAACGGCTTCCATCTGGATTTCTCGGACCCGCTGAATCCCGGCAAGGACGTGAGCGGCAAGGGCAACCACTGGGCTGCCGTGGGCTTCGACGGCACCGGCAAGGACACGGTGGTCAGCACGCCGAGCAACCGCTATGCGACCCTGTGCCCGCTTCAGCCGGGCGGGGCGGGGTTCGCGCGCGATGGCGCCTACAGCGACGGCAATCTGCGCGTGACTGCCCAACATACCGTGGCGAACGCCTCGGGTATCGCGGATCTGCCCATCAGCACCACGGTGCCGACCTACTACACGGCCAAGGCGGGCGTGTTCCCAACCCTGGCGCGGGTCGGTCTAATCAAGGCCGGTGCCAGCCCGTACATGTATGCTAATGCCGCCACCCTCTATTACGACGGCAGCGGGCAGAAATCCGTCTTCGGGGTCAACAGCGCCTATGGCGCCGCTTGGACGATCCAAGAGATCGGCGTTTTGTGCGACCCGGTGGCGCAGAATGTTACCTTCTACCGGGATGGCATCAGCCAGGGCGCCATCTCCGCGCCCCAGGTCTTTGCTGGTGGCTGGTATCCGGCGCTGTGGACCGACGACGTCAACAGCCCTGCGGTGTCGCTGAATTTCGGGCAGCGCCCGTGGGGCTTCGCGCCGCCAGCCGGAACCAAGGGCGTCTGCACCGACGCCTTGGCCGAGCCGGACATCAAGGACCCGGCCGAGGGGCTGGCCCTGGCCACCGCCACTGGCGCGGACATCGTTGCCGTGCTGGACGCGGCCTGCGCTCACTGGAATGGTCAATGGATTGAGTTCATCAAGCGCCGCGATGCGTCCGAGGATTGGCGGGTGCGGTTCTCGGACGATCCGGGCAATTCCTGGGCGACCAGCACCACCACCGCCAAGGGGCCGGTGGCGGCGCTGGCGGCGGGCGGGGCCTATGTGGGCTATCGTCTGCGGGTCGGTGCCCGCTACGGCGTCTACACCGCCGAGGTTGTCCACGCCACCGGCACCGCCACCACGGTCAGCCACGGCCTGAACGCCGTCCGCAACGTGGTGATCGCCACGCGGGTCAGTGTGGGCGGTGGCAGCCGCTATCTCCGCCATCCCGACATGGATGCGGGTAATACCAAGGCTCAGTAATTAGAACCCA